TGGCGAAGGAGGAAGGCGGGGTGGGTTCTTCCAACCTTCGGAAAAAAGAAAACCGCGCCCAACGGACGCGGCTACAGGTTTTCCAAGGGTTGGAAAATTTAGATTTTTATTCGGCGGCGGAATTGAGGTTCTCCCGCACCCAGTCGGACAGCTTGCCCGGCGCGGCCTTCACCCACGCCGCCTTTTCGCGGTGAGTGCATTCAACCACCAACCGCGTTTCATTTCCACGGCTGGCGTTCTGATTTCCACTTAACTTTTTGGATCGATTTGATTTTCCCGAATTCATTTCCATGCCTTTCCGAATTCATGATCTTTAAACATTTCAGCTAATCCAGACAACTGCTTCAACCGGAGAAGTTCATCTGCATCCATGCCGATGTTCCGCATGATCCACGCATCGCTCATACCCGCTTTTTTCAGTTCCCCGACGATGTTGGTCATTAAGTCGATGCTGTGTGTTCCTCGTGCTCTGTTGTGCCGAATGGTGGAAGCCATTCGGTTGCTTTCATCTTTATCGATTACCACGACGGGGGCGCATCCGCCTTCGCGCTCACGGATGCGCTTACAGGTTTTCAACACGGTGTAGCGGTGGAATCCATCGACGATTTCGTAAATATCTTCTTCCGGTAAATGGTAGCAGACAATCGGCATTGTAAAACCATCCTCTTCGATGCTCTTCTGCAACAGCTTCATTTCGGGTGGCGCAACGGCGTTGGGGTTATAACTGTTGGCCCGCAACTTTTCGAGCGGCACGGCGATTACGTTGTAGACTGGGCTTTTCATAAACTTTTGTACCTTTCCATTATGGCTTTTCGGCGGGCGGATTCTTCCTTTGTCATCGTAAACCCCATATATTTGCAGAGGTGATCATTTTTAAGAATGCAGACGCACATGCGTTTGTAGCTTGGCACTGCGCGAAATTTTTCAATATCCATATCATCAGGATAACTACGAAACCTCACTGTCTTTTTTTCGGTTTTGTAGCTGGATTCATCAATCAATTCTACATCCGCATCGGTCGCTTTTACGGCGGCGATAGTTTCCTCGTCCAGAACACCGCCGCGCTCTGTCCAAAATGTTTCCGATACCCGGAATTTTTTCTCATAAATTGCTCTAGTTTCCGACGGCAAGGTTTCGAGCAAGAATTTTAGATAGCTCTTCCATGTGTGGCCTTTGGGTTTAGTGATGGATCGCCAGCCCATGGCGGTGGTGCCACCATAGATGCCTGAAAAATTCACACCATTAACCCGGCTGACCAGCTTGCCCCACGTGTTCGGCTCAACGGCGCGGTATAGTTTTAGCGTGTCAATCCCCTGGCTGATAAACGGACTGGCGACGCGCATCTGGTGGATGGTGAGTCCCGCTTTGTAAAACACGTCATAGAGTCGATTGTATGGTTTGCTGAATTTTCCGTTATAGATCCAGATGTCTTCTGTGCTCCAGTCGTATATTGGATAAAAATTATACTGCATCTGATTATCTGAAATGCCGCCGGTGCTCCATAGGATGTCTTTATATTTCCGCTTGTTCGTCGTGTTGGCGATCATGATGCGTCGGTCGTAGGATTCGTCTGAGCGCACCCCGATCAGACATGCGGTTTTTTTGCCGGTCTTGCGTTGCAGCCATTCGCCAAACTGCTTTTGGAATTGGTAATCCTCCATGCCGTATTCGTAAAAATCAAACTCGTGGTTATGAATGTTGATTGATCCTTCCGGTAGATCGCGTACCCACAAATCTTTCTTGGCTTCATCCCACGGCACCCAGTGGTTGTTACTCATCGACGTGCAACAAGGCACTGAGAGCGGCATGGCGCACCAATATTTATCGCACCATTCAGGAAGAGCGGCGTATGTCGCCTGCACATAGTCGGTCGTCATCTGATACTGCGCTTCGTAATCAACATGAAAAACCCCTATGCGGTCTTGGTGATTATGTTCACGAACGTAGTCAAGCGTCAGCTCCAACAGCACACCGGAATCTTTACCACCTGAAAACGAAACATACACATAGCCAAACTCCTGAAAGATGTAGTCCAGCCGCTCGCGAGTCGCTTCGTAAACATTCATAGAGCTTTGATTCCTTTCTCACTGAATAGGTCGAGCAGCTTCCGTTTCTTGGAAATGCACTCATTCATCATGGTTTCAAGTCCGACATTTCCGGTCAGATCATAGTAGACGCAGTCGCTGGTCTGGCCGACTCGATAGACGCGGCGCTCGGCCTGTTCGCGCAAGGCGTAGTCCCACGTCTTGTCCCAAAAGATCACCCTGTTGAAATGCTGTAGGTTTAATCCGAAGGCGTGCTTTTGGAGGCTCAATACCTTTACTTGAGGGAACTGTTTACGCAACGCATTCTGCGCGTCGATGTATTTTGCGAACACGATTGTACGGGAGCAATCAATCTCTTTTAGTAGAGTTTCCAATAGTTGGAATTTCATAGGGGAGAGTGAATAGTTGTGCTGGAGCTTCTGGGTGATCTCCAAAAAAATATTGTTGTTACGAGCCAGCAGCGCCTCATCATCCAGATACTTTTCCTTGATGCGCTCGTGCTCTTCGCGCGTCTCTTCTTCCAGTCGGTAGTTTAGATCAATGTGCTGCACGCCGACGCTTAGCGATAGGCGACTTTCAAAAATAAACGGCTCGATCAGCGCATAGAGGTGGTCGATGTTGTGATAGCCTTTAATAAACTCCCGAACTGATGTCCGGCGGCCATCCTTGTAGGTGATCCGAACGTACTCGCAGAAGTTGGATTTAAAACGAGCTTCCGTCATTTTTAAAATCTTCGGGCTTAAAAATTCCATCTGCGCCCATAAGTCCAGCAGGTTTCGGCTCAGTGGGGTTCCGTTAAGGATCAGCCGAAAGTCGGCGCGGCGACCCAGTTCCAAAATTCGCGCCGTGCGCGTCGCGGAACTGTTCTTAATCTTTAGGCTTTCATCTACGACCACCAACGCGCAACTCGATTCGTCCAGATCACTAATCAGTTCCATGTAAATCCGATCGGAATTAGACAAACTCTCGATGCCTTCGATTCGGCAGGCTAGACCACCCCACTTGTCCAGTTCGGCTTGTAGATTTTCCTTGGTTTGGAAAGGAGTCAGCCATAGCACGTAGTCGGCAGGGGTGCTGCGAATCAATTCCAGAGCGGCACGGGTCTTCCCGGTTCCGGCTTCCATAAACAAGGCTCCGCACTTCACGCGGTCGAGTTTATTCACCGCCCGCCGCTGATCAACGGAACAGCGATGGATCGGGTTTGGGTTTTTCTGTAATGCGATTGGGCACATGTTTTTCAACCGTTTTTTCAGTGTAGAGCAGTTGGCGGGTGGAGCTGTCGAACCATGCGGTTTTTTTTGCAGACCATTGGATTTTTTTCTTTTCTAAAATCCATTGACTGATCCAGTAGGCGTTTGATTTTCCAACCTCGTAATCTTCACCAAAAATTTGCGAAGATGGGATTAGGTCTTCCGACCCGTCGAACGACCGAGCCTTATAACACCGGCCAGAAATGGCGGTGAGGCTTTCCAGCCTCACCGAACAACACAGCGTTTTCATTATTTGAACACGCTGCTATAAAACTTTTTCCACTCGGAAAGCGGAACCATCCACGGGGACGTAGACCAGACTTCGGCAAGATTCTTCCAGTTATTCGGGTCGAGTTTCATCAGCTTAAACCAACGGTCGCGGACGTTTTTATATGACATGTCGCCGCTGGTCTCAAACCACTGTCGCGCCCCAACGCAATGCTCTAAATGGCGTTCAAGAGCTTCCTTCGTTTCAATGGTTTTCTTTTCATCGGTTACGCCGAATCGACCAAGCTCGTATCGGGAAATTTTCCATGTCGGGAAATTAGATAATTCGCCATCAGCCCAGCGACCGGAGTTGTAGCTGTTCAGTAAGATCACGGCACCTTCATAAAACGTTCCGCCGCCGTTTTTAGGCAAATGCTTGCGGGTTTCATTGATGCACACGTATGGATATTTTCCGTCACCTTCAAACTGATCGTCACACGGAACAACGCATCCCGCTTCATCATCGTAATAAGCCGGGGCGATGCGATCTTTCAACAGGTATCCAAGAGGGCTTAGGTTTCCACCAGATTCTTCTTTGAATAATTTAATCATCATTTTCTCTCTCCAATTCCCGGTCGGCCCGGGTGCCTAGTTCCCTTTGAACTGTGAATAGATTATCAAACCTGCCGGGAGTGTCAACTGTTTTTGTACAAAAACAAAAGAAATTTTTCATGCTTATTTACCACAAAAAAAGCCCCCTCACGAATGAGGGGGCGGGTTGAACACATCAGAGATGGAGGTCTCAGAGTATGAAATTGGTTTAGGGCGATTTGTTAACCACCGCCGTGACGGTGAGCGTGTCGTTGGTGGTGGCGGAGCTTCCGGCTGTTACGTTTAGTTTCACCACGTTGGCGGGAACATAGATGGTGCCCAGTGTGTTGGTGAGTGCCACTCCATCCGTTCCGGTGGCGGCAAGCATTGGAACAAGCTTGAAGGCCGTAGAGGTGATGTTTGTTTTGCTGTAGATGACGGTGCCGGTGGCCGCGTCGGACAGAACCAAACTAAATGCGTTGGTCGAGCCGGAGGTGACTCCGATTTGAAGCACTTCGCCCTCGACGCTCATCACTTTGGATGCGCTGGTTGCGGAGATCGGGTCGAACGAGGCCACTCCGGTTTTCAGTTCTGCGGCGGCTATTCCAAAACACATTGCGACGATCAAAAATATGGACAGTTTTTTCATTTCGATTCCTTCTTTTTCGGTGGGTTAGATTTCGCCGGGGCTTTCTTCTTCGCCGGGGCTTCCGGTTCGGCGACAGAGGCCGCGCGGTTGAGCTTGCGGCGTTTCGCCGGGGTGCGTAGATCGAAGAGTTCAACTTTTTTGAGCCCTTCGCCCTTGAAGGCACGAAGAGCGTCTTTCGCTTTGCTCAGCGGCATGACTTCGCCGACAACACTTTGGGTGCCGTCGAGCTTGGTGGCGATGATGATTGCTTTTGCTGCCATGATTTTTCCTTATGCGGAATTAAACCTTAGTTTGAAATCATCGTTATGCATCGATGATGCGAACCAGTGCGTCCGGGTTACCGACGCATTTGCCGTAGTTGACTTCCAAAACGCGGCGGGTGGTCTTTTTGTTGGGGTCGTACCACTCTTTGAAGGCGATGGTCATTCCGCTTTCGTTGGTGTGGACGCGGTAGTCCATGACCTTCTGTGCGGAGGCATCCGGCTTGACGGCGCGGAAGGCGATGCCGATGGCTTCGCGGTTGACCGCGAACCCTTGGAGGTTCTCGGCATTTTCCGGAATCACGGTGGATTCAAAAATGTTTTCAAAGGTTCCAAGGTTTGGAACTTTGCCGGTGCGGATGGCTTCCACGCCGCCGGATTTCGAAGCATCTTTCACCGCTGGGTCTTTCGCCAGCGCGGTGTAGAAATCTTCGTTGATGATCATGTTGCGGCCCATTTTCGGCCACTTGAGGGTTGTGCATTGTTTGCCAATGTCGAGGATGTCGTCGCTGTCGAAGTCGGCGGCGACGATGGTGGCCGGAATGACCCGCGCGAAGTTGGCGGCGGTGATCAAACCCCAGATGTCAGCCAGTACGGCTTCGGCCAGTGCCGCGCCATATTGTGCGCCGATTTCGTCGAGGCGGAGCATGGAGAGTGTGGCAAGCTGATCGTCGGTGTAGTGGAAGCCGACATATTTGTTTTTGTCGATGTCCAGCTCTTTCGGAAGCTGGGTGCCGTCTTCGGTCACATAGCCGTCATTGGCGACATAGTCTTTGACCGTCGCGCCAGAGGGCGTCCAAAGAAATTTGATCTTCGTGCCGGGCTGAATCGCTTCGGCAGAAAAATCCATGGAAAACGAGCTGAGCGCCTGAATGGTCGCGTTGAACGCTTTGAGTGCGGCGGCGGAAATGATGTCAATTGCGAGTGCTGCGTTGAGGGCCATGGTGTTTCTCCTTGTTAGCTTTTAGATTCTTTGTAGAGAGCGTTTTTGAGTGGGTGGTGGTTTACTTTTTCGCGGTGGATTCTTTGTACAAAGCGGATTTGTGTTTTTCGAGGAATTCGGCTTTGGCGACCGGGTCGGTGATAGCGGCGTACTGCTCGGTGAGGCTGCCAGAGCCGGAGTTGTCGGGATCGAGCGCAACGGGTTCTACACCGGCGGCGGCGCAGATTGCGGCGGCGCGTTCTTCGGCGGTCTGTGCATCGCTTTCAAGTTGGGTGACTTTCGCCTCGGCAGTGGTGGCGCGGGTGGTGGCTTCGACCGTTGCGGCCTCGGCGGTTGCCTGTGCAGTAGCGGCTTCGTCAGCCTTCGTGGTGGCTTCGACCAGCGCGGCCTCAGCGGTTGCCTGCGCGGTGGCGGCTTCGTCGGCCTGCGTGGTGGCGACGGTCAAGTCGGTCTGCGCTTGAGTCAAATCGGTTTGGGAGGCTTCGAAGGCTTCGGTGGCTTTGGCGAGGGTTTCAAATTTTTTCATCTTGGCTCCTTAAGTGGCACGTTTTAACAATTCATCGTACGCGGTTTCATAGGTTCCGATTTTGTCAACCAGATTGGCATCCAATGCCCGCGATCCGATCAAACATTGACCCCGCATAAACGCCGCATCGATGGCGCGATGAGCGAGAACATGATCGCGGAATAGGCCGAAGTAATCGTCAACAACCTCTTGAAAATGCGCTTTGTGTGCTTCGGTGAAACTGGGTGGCCATGTGGCATCTTTGAGGTCGCCGCCGGTGTGGGTGACATACTCTGGTTTCCAGCCGCGCTCTTCCCATGCGCCGGAGGTGTCAATAAGCCCGAGGATGGTTCCGATGCTGCCGACCTGTGCGGAGGTTGTGCAGATAATCTGATCGGCTCCGGCGGCGATGCAGTACGCCGCCGATGCGCAAAGCTCATCAACAAAGGCCACGACCAGCAAGGGGGATGCTGAAACGATCTTTGCGACCTCGTCGTTGCCCGCGCACATTCCACCCGGTGAGTTGATTTGTAAAAAGACACCCGCAACGCCGCGCTCTTCGGCTTCGGCAAACTCTTCAGCAATCTGGCTGTAGTCGGTGTTTCCACAACTGCGCTCGATCTTGCTCATGCCCTTGCCGAGTACGCCCTGAATGGCGATGTGCGCAATGTTGTTTCCGTCGATTGCCATTTCAGGCCGCTCGTTGACCCAATCGGAGAACATGCCCGCCTGATAATCTTGCCCCAGTCGGCTTTGAAAAACCTCGTGAATCGCCATGTGAAACGCGCCAGTGATGTTCCAAGGCTCGCGATAAATGGCGTTTTGAATCTGTGCAAATCTCATTAATCTTTCTCCGGTTTCGGTGGGGTGAGCAGATCGTCGAGCGAAGATCCGGACGGGTTGTAAATCATTTCCACCGGAACGTCGTATTCCTCGGCCAGTTTCACAATCAGCGCGGCGGTTTTGGCGCGACGGCGTAGCTGCTCTTCTGCGTCTTGCCCGTTTTCATCGAAATGATCGTCCAGCGTCTTGAGGCCAGCCACAACATCGGCGCGATTCTCTTTGCTTTCGCGTCCGGCATCGACGGTGATTTTGCGGGGCGTGACGAAGCGGACTTTGTACCAGCCCTTCATCGGTTTCAGTTCGCCTTTGTCGATGGCATCGCCAATGACGTACGCCCATGTCTGCATGAGCATCCGGTTGGTTATTGCATTCTGCCGCTTCTCAAATCGCCGTCCAGCTTTGGCAGTGATGAGCCGCACGGATGCGCCTCCGACCTTCGACGGGTCTTGCGTAAATTCATGCGGTAGGCCGCCGCCGGAGCTGTCGCGTTGTAGCCAGTTGAGAAATCCGGTAAAGGTTGGGGATGGGCGTTTACTTTCGTAGCTCTCGATCTTTTCACCCGGTTTCAGGCCGGCTATAATTCCGCCAAGGATCTTCTGGAGCTTCTTCGGATCGGTCGGGTCGCCGTTTTCATCCGTCTTCTCGATGTCTACCTGAAAATCCGAATCGTCCGCGATTTCGCCATCTTCGGTGGTGAGCAGTCGGGAGATTCCGGCGTTGTCTTTGACGGCTCGTTTTTCGACGGCGAGCAGTTCGGTTTCATCCTGCAAATGATTGATGGCGTGCTGCATCGGCGGGAC